ATGGGGTGAAAAAGATATTTTTTTACCTCTAGCAACCTTCAACTCACACATGAAAAAACCACATTTATTATTGTATCCCAACAAATCTGGAACACCAAACGATGCCCAAGATTCTAATCTTGTCCACTGAATCTGGGGTGTATTTTTCTTAACTAATTGCCAAAATTTTGACTCTGGTTTCACCGGAATTTCCTGTTTACAAATATCCTAATATCTACTAAAATTAACCATATGACTCAACCCAAAAAACTAACAGATCAGCAAAGAAAGTTTGCAGAATTGTATGTTTATAACGAAGGACGTATGTCACCAGCAGAAGCTGCCTATGCGGCTGGCTATAAGACTAGGTCTAGACAGGTTGCGGCAGAAATGCGTAACCCAAAATACTTCCCATTGGTTGTGCAGTATATTGGTGAGTTAAGAGCAGAAGTTCAGGAGAAGTATGGAATTACTTTAGAAAAGCATGTTACAGAATTGGCTAAACTTAGAGATGACGCTAGGACCAAAGGAGCCTGGGCTGCAGCAATTAACGCAGAGGTTGCAAGAGGTAAGGTCGGTGGATTATATGTAGATCAAAAGATGATCCTAACTAAAAATTTAGATAATATGTCAGAAAAAGAATTAGAGTCGAGATTAAAACAAATAATTGACGATCATAAAACATTCTTAGACCCCAACGCAGAAGTTATTGAATCCGAGTCATCTTCTTTATCCATGCCCGAGGAATCATCGTCCGATCCCCAAAACTAATACCATTCTCATCCTTATCATAAGAAGCAAACATTTTAATTGAGTGTTTATCTTTAGAGAATATCCAACCTTCATTAACAGGATAAGCCAACTTCATCTTTTCAAATTCAGTCTTATCAGCCCAGCCAGAATCAGATACACAATCTATCCATTCAACCCTGTATTTAGAATAAGGTATATCTTGTGCAGAAATGCTTTTAACTAATCTTCGTTTCTTCTTTTTGGATTTAGGCATAAGACCTTATACTATAAGTGGAAATTTTAGGCCATTAAGTTTTTTCAAAAACAAAAAATTCCCTCGCGCGTCGAGTACAAAAACCCTTGATTTTATTGACCTAAAAGTGCGACATGGCATCACCATCAAATAACCATTGCTATTCAACACTTTTTTCCTGCCACCACCACCACGCATTTTGAAAATTGTTGCAGAAAAAAACATAGTGCCCCAATTCTCCACTTATGTTTGGCAACTAGCAACGTCTGGACGTTGCTATCAACACCTGGACGTTGCTATCAACGCCTGGCGTTGCTACCTTATAAGCAAAAGTCCTACAAAAAACGCTGTAATTGATATAATATAATAAATAGTTAGGTCTAGGTCGTAAGCTATCTCCATGTGCTTTCCTTTGTTCTACTACTTTCTTTAGTTCTACACTTACATTTTCTACTGTTGCCATTTTGCAACACATTTATTTTATCTGCCACAATTTTGACAACTTTATACCACTTTTTAATCCACGTTTCGCGCTCCATGCCGCTTGTTTTTTCGACCATAGATTTAATTTCATTTAGCCGTTTCATTTCATTCTCTATAAAAGGATCGTGCTGCGTCATTTGATTAGGTTTTTTTAAAGGTTGGTGATATAATCATTTGTTTGTTTTGAGACTTTAACACAACTCTAATTGAATCCATACCAATTAAATTAGCTTCTTGTACCTCAATACGTCTAATCTCTTCCAAGTGTCCATCTTGGGTTTCCATATAAATAGTAGCATTAGAAACAGCGTTCCCTTTCTTACCATTTGTAAATTGATCTAAATATTCTTGTAAATGTTTTACGTACATTACTTCACTCCTTTATAGTATTGATCGATTCTTCTTAACCATTTTGATTCCCATTTTAAATATTCATTACCTTCGATAATAAATTCTTGATAGTATAAATCAGGAGTTACCATATGTATCACTCCCTTTCTAATATGAGTTCCATACACTTGATTATGGGCCATCGCATAAGCTGCTAACTGTAATAAGTAATCTTCAATCCATTCTTTTTGTTTAGGTTTGTTACTTTGTTTTTGGTCCCCAATGGCATCTTCACCCTGGTGAACACCTATCAAGTCACTTTGGCCAGCGTAGAGACCTGGATAATGTACCGTAACTTCTGTACCATAATAACCATCCCATTTAGATAAACCTTGCTCTATAATCTTATTAGCCATCTTGTGAGCATCATTACCTAGTTCAGTCATATCCAAATATCCTTGTCCAAGAATATGTTTTTCAATAATTTTGTGTATAGCTGTACCACGATTAGCTGCTAAATTTTTTATTTGATCGGCTTGTTGTGCGCCAACCCTTTGTTTCCATCTTTCTAAAGATTGTCTTTTCTCAGCAGATTGTGTTGCTTGTAGTATTGTTGTAACACTTGGTAATTTTTCTTCACCAACAGAGTAATGTCTTTTACCTTCTATCGTTTCCCTACTACAACCAGGATAATTAAACTTTTCTAGTTTTTTCATAATGATCTATTATTTGTTGTAAATTATCTTTCTTCGTTATGCAATATGGTATAAGTCCACGCGCCACGCTTAGTGCATCTCGGTAAGAGGCACGCCAACGCCATTGCCTTTTAAATCCTTCTCTTACCTTTCTTTCACCAAAGAATCCAACTTGTACTGTGTCGTGTATCCATTTAACCGTAGCATAATCTGTCATAGATACTTCCATTCTAATTTGCCAAACGTTGTGTACAGGTTTGCCTGGTCGTTTATGTTTTATTTCTTTTAATTGTTTGTAATAAACATTACCCTCACCATCAAATAATCCAGCGAGATAAATATAATCACTATTCATATTTTTCCATTCTAGCTTGTTCTATAAAATTTAATTGTCTAGATCGTACAGTGCCATCAGCATTTTGTTTAGGTGTACACCATCTTAAATTAGTAACTCTATAATCTAAAATATTTTTATTTTTATGATCTACGAAAATCTTTTTACTTGGCATGTCATTAACAATAAAGGCTTCAGCAACCACTCTATGCATTCTAATGTAGAAACCTTTCTGTTGATTAAAACCATCTTTAGCATTTAAGGTAATACTTACTTTTGGATAACCAACGTGTTCAGTAACCCTCATTGATAAAACTTTTTTAGTTTCCATGTTTTGAACATATGGAAAAGAGTTACCAAGTTTAGGTAGATATTGATTGGTCCCACCACTTTTAAATAAAAAAAATCTTCCTTTGGGTAATAAAGAATATTCAGATTGTCTTTGATTGGGTGTTTCTATTTGAGATAGGTCTATGTAATCAATTCCTTTTATCTTTGTTTTAAAAGGATCCATTTCTGGAAATAATAATAACTGTTCTATCTCTTCACTCATCTTAAGTATTCCAAAATATAGAATCTTTTTAATCTTTTCAATTCTTCTTTTTTCTTTTTGTTAGGGACAACACGATTACGATATTTCGTTTTATGTAGGTCCGTTGTTATTAAATTTCTTTTTTTCATATTTACGCTTATACCCGGTTCCCGTTTCACGATTACCCCATCGTAGTCTCCAGGCCCAGCCATTAAGTTTGCTGGACCAAGATTCTACAATCGATAGAAAAAAATCAATCATTGATCTTTTAAATACTCCTCGCATTGGGCTATAGTTGGTTCTTCAACAGATAATTCTCCCTGGTTATTACAATGCGCACAGTCAATAGGAACTTTTTCCTGCCAACTAGCATCTTTGTAAATCATACGATAACCATTTCCATTACAAGATGGACAAATGCTTTTATGTACTCTTACCGTTCTTATATCCATTTTTTTTCGCCTCCTTAGTAGCTAAAACTTCTATAGTTTTAGATATAGTTAGATCAGCATCAGTCACCTTACCCTTAGCCAAATAGTTAAGCATTTGGTAGGTTTTTATAGGTACAGACACAGATTTGAATCTATTTGGGTCCGCCATGTTCTTTCTCCTTTTGTTTGTTTATAAACATAGATATGGGAATTTACATCAGAAAAACAAGACTTGCAAGTAAAAAATTTTTAGTGTAATATGAGGATCTCTTCTCACACCTTTTGTTTGCTCATCCTTGATATCATATCGAGGGTGGGCAACAATTTTATATACTTTCTTGTTCTTGACAGGAAAAATTAACTAATAATTTGTTTTTATTTACTTCCTCAACACCTATTTCTCTTATAGTGCCCATAGCGTTAATAAAACCTGCGGTTGCACAATCAAAATGATCTTTATATCTACCTATTTCATAAGACCCTGTGCATTGTTGTGCTATAACAGAACATATTTGAATTATTAATACAAATTTCATTATTTTCCTTGGCCACGATAAGCTTTTCTTTTAGCTTTTCTTTTGTTTCTTTTTTTAAAATGTTTTCCAGGACGTTTTTTAGGTGTCTCTTTGTAAAAAGTTACTTGTCCGATCGCAGATTTTTTAGCCATTGTGTGTCCTGATCATCTAATCTCAAATATTTAATTGAGCCATTTACGTATTGTTTAGTGTCTTCTCCACAATTGGTACATCTATAATAGTCTGTAACGATAGCTACTAATATAGAATCTTCTTGGCAATGTGGGCACATTCCATGAACTGTGTCTATCTGCCCTAATAAGGTAAATTGTTTTGTCATTTATACCCAAAGTATATTAATAAAACAATAATTACAATAGCAAGTGCTAACATTATTTAGATTTTATTATTTTGCTGATTGTTTTAGAACCATCAACATTATGTATAATCTCAGCTTTTACTTCACCACACATAAATTTTTTATTATTCATACCCATATTTCTCTCTGCTTCTCTCTTATGCTTAAGGCAATCAGAGATTGAGTCTTGAATTCTATGTTCTATTAATTCTCCATTTATAAATAAACAAAGTGCTATAACTGCTTGTAACATTATACAAATTTCCCTTTATTTGGACCTTTTTTAATCATATATTTAGATGTGCCATTAGCACCTATCTCTACTTCTTTACGAAGCATTTGAAAAAATTCTTTTTGTTTATTAGACTCCATTTTCTCTTGTGCGTAATGAGTCATTTTAAATTTATTTATTTTATCTCTGTCAGCCATTACATCCTCCAATATTCAGTTATTTGTTTCCACTCACATTCAAAGTCTTCGCAAGTGTAATCATATTCCTGAAAGGTCCCTGCGTTAATGCCCGTTTCCATTGCCATTGCCAAATTGAATATCTCTTGTTGCGTCTTTAAGTTTTTCAACATCTTTTTTTAACTTTTCAATTTCCTTTTCAGCCTGCATAAGCATAACTTTAACATGCAGGTTTTCTTCTAGTATCTTTTGTTGTTTTTCAGTATCTTCTGCCAATGATTCCAACAGAAAAAATTGTTCCTTATCAACAGGTATTTGATCTGCTTTTTTAAGTAAATCAGCTTCCATTAACTGAAGTCTTGTCTCTAAAGTATTGATGGTATTAGTCATACCAATGTACATATAGACTGCCAAACCTGCACCAGCAATGATCATACCGATTGTTTTAAGATCGGTTTTTACAGCTGTTTCTTCATTTATCTTTGACATAAATTATTTATAAAATCCGTCAAATAACCAGTCAACAAACTTTTTCCATTGTTTTTTTAACCAATTCATTTTTTCCTCCACGGGTTCATTTATTTCATGAACACAGATCAAACAATCACATGAATCACAAAAATCTTCATTAACATAAAATCCTTGTCCTACACAGTGACATCTGTGCTCACATTCAACACATAGTTGTTTATTTAGGCTCATTTTTAATCCTTTGTTTCTATTTTATAAAACATTTTGTCCGAATCTTCCGTAATCCAATCCGAACCTTCAACGTCCCACACTGTATTTTGGACTTTATAGTCAGGCCAACTGTCATCAGTTGTATAACTATTAACGTGCCACAAAATACGATTGTTAGGTTGAGCAGCATAATTGCCGTTAGCAAGAGCCAATACATGCGCACACTTATGCTCTTGAGGTATTTCAGAATGTTCAACATTCAATATATTAGTATCTGGGTGTGCCCAGTCAATAGTAAATAGGTATTGTCCGTGATAAAATTTTTTATCTTTACCTAAAAATTTACCATCTAAATCAGCCAGCCAATCAAACTTATGAATACTAGGCCAATAACTAAAACAATTCCACAATTGTAATTCGTTTGCCTGCATATCCGGCACAGAGGTTCTATCGTACGTTTTTTGGAAAAACGCTGAGATAGGCAAACGCCAATAGCATGCACCATTTGGTAGCATGATGTGAAATAAGAGAGCACGTCCTGAGATGCTTGCCAAACCAAAGATAACACAATCTTCACTTTCGCCATGATGTTTTTTAAAATCATACAGGTACTCCTTCCTTATTTTGCAATAAATTGGAGGTACATTTATGTTTAAATAAGCCATTCATACTCCTATTTAATCTCACCCCAATTATTACCTTGTTCATAATCTACTTTGTTTGGAACCTTTAACTCAACAGCAGATTCCATTATTTCAATAATTTTTTCTGCCTTTTTATCAGATTCAACAGAAATATCCACTTCATCGTGAATTTGAATATGTGGTATTATACCATTTTCATACAAACATACCATAGATTTTTTTGTCATATCTGCAGCTGATCCTTGTATCAATCTATTTAAAGCTTTATAAGTAAATGCTCGTTTTAATGGCTCATCATATTCTTTTCTAGCTTGTTCTAATGGCAACGGTTTAAATACCCCAAATTGAACTGGTTGCCATAAATCAAAATGACATGCTCTACCTAATAAAGTCCTAATTTTACCTCTATCATTTGCTTTTCTAGAAACATTATCCATAAGTTTTTTTACAAATGGAGCTTTATGATGATATTGTTGAATTAATTTTTCTGCTGAATCTTTCATTAATCCTAATTCAGCCATTAATTTATTTTTACCCATACCATACATCAAACCTAAATTAATTGTTTTAGCTTGTTTACGTTCAATGCCTGCCATATCTGCTACTACCTGGTGAAAGTCTGCATCACCTTTTTGATAAGCTTCTACTATTCCATCTACTCCTTCTAAATTTTGTAATTTAGCATAGTGTACTAAAATTCTTGGTTCTTGTTGACTGTAGTCAAATGATCCCCATTTACAATTTTCTTCTGGAATAAAAATTGATCTAATCATAGGACCTAATTCTTTATGCCTTGCAGGAATTTGTTGTAAGTTAGGATTTGACATAGAGAATCTTCCTGTAACTGTTCCTCCTGCATCTGATCTAATTTGATTTATGTCAGCATGTATTCTTCCTTTGACAGAATGTTTAGTTATAGTGTCAATAAAAGTTGTGTGTGCTTTATTTATTTCTCTAGCATTTGCAATGTCTTGTGCAATTTCATTTGGATGGTTTGCTAAAAAGTTTTTTGTAAAACTTGGTGCTCCAGTTTTTTCTGTTTTGTCAAAAGGTAATTTTAATTTTTCAAATACTTTTGCAATAGAAGCCGCTGCCCATATTTCTACATCTATGTTAGTTAGTTTTTTAATTTTGTGAAGTATGTTTTTTTCTTGAGATATCAAATTTTCCTTGATTTTATTGGCTTTTTCGAGGTCTACTTTCACACCTTTAAATCTCATATCTACTAAACAAGGAAATAATTTTGTTTCTAAATTAAATATATCAAATAATTCTTGCGCATATAATTCAGATTGTAATCTTTGCCAAAGTTTTAAAGTTGATTCAGCATCTCTTTCTGCATACTGACCTACAAACATTGCAGGCAATCTCCACATATCTTTTTTTGCATCAATGGTCCATGCTTTCGCTGCTTCTTGTAAAACTTTTTCATCTTTACCAATACCAACATATTCTTTTGCAAGTGAATCTAATCTGTACGATAATCTATTTTCATTTATTAATGATGCTGCAATCATAGTATCAACTATTTTTCCTTTTATCTGAATACCTGCTGCTCTTAACCAACACACATCATACATTGCATTATGAAAAATAAATGTTGTATCTTCTTTTTTAAAAACATCTTTAAGCCAAGATAAAACTAAACCTTTATCTAAATTGTCTCCGTGTTCATGACCAATAGGAAAATATCCAGCCCAGCCTTCAACAGCTATGGCAACACCAGCAATATGACCTCGACCAACCACGTTCCCCGATCCAAGTGTCGTTAGGTCCGGATCACATGTCTCTAAGTCTACAGCTATTTCTTTGTAGTGTGATAAATCTTTTAGTTCTTCGGGTTTAACCCATTCTGTTTCGGGAGCAAATAAAGGTGGTTGAATTGTTCTAGGCATTTGTTTTATCGATTATTTGTAATATTTTGTTTTTTATTTTTAATTTTTTCATTTTTTTCTCCTTTTATGTTTTTGTAACATTGTTTGCAAAAATACAAACAATCAAAAACAATATTTCTTTTTTCACATATAATACATTTTGCTGTATTCATTTTATTAAAAATAAATAATTAATTAATATTACAATAGTAATTAACATCATAAAATTCATGAGTAGTCCCTCTCAAGAATCATTTCTAAATAATGTATAGCTTTCTTTATATCTTCTTCTCCTCCTTTTTTAGAATGCCTACAAATATACTTAATAGCATTCCCCTCCGCGAAAAGCAACTTGTTTTCATTTATAAAGTATGCTGGTTGAATTTTCATACTATAATGTTTTCCGCCTATCTGTTTTTCTAAAGAATCATATGCTGTTTCTTTAAACATACTTTTGTCTGTCATTTTTTTTCTCCTTTTTTATGATGAAATACTTCGTACCACGTATCACATTCATCACATTGATACATACTAACAATGTCATATTCTGAATCAGGAAATGTGTCTTCCGTATCAAAATCATTGTTCCACCTAACTTCAAAATTACAATAAAAACATTTCATATTATGTATGCTCGATCAAAATTTTTTGGATCTACAATATGTAATTCTTTTTTAGCTCTAGTTGTTCCAGTATAAAATAACCGATGTAGTTCATCGGGATCATATTGAAATGTTTCTACAGCTGCATTAGTTATATCTTGTAGCACCAATACCTTATCGGCCTCTCCTCCTTTTGCTCCATGTATTGTTGACATTATTATTCTAGGGTTTGCATTTATCTTTTCGCCATTGGCACGCATATTACGAATATAATTTTCTGTAATAGTGTCTAACCCTTCAAAAGATTCGTACCAAACTTTATCAGTAAGAAGTCCATATTTTTCTTGACATTCTTTCATTGTATATTTTTCCTCTGAATGAAATAGCTTACCGGTTCTAAATCCGTCTGCTACATTTGCGCCAAGATATTCATAAATATTTTTTATTTCTATGTGCGTAAGCAAAGAACCTTTTCTCCAAGATTCCCAATTTTGTAATGCTAATAACAATTTAAGTTTAATGGAGTTCATTCCTTTGTATTGATAGTACCAACCCCTTAATTCACATAATTCTTTAACATCATCTAAAAAATGATTAGCAGAAGACAATACTAACCAATTTCCTTCTGACATATCTACCTGGGTTACATCAGAATATCTTTTTAAAACACCTACTTCTAATCTAGGTTTATATTCTTTATCAAATCTATTTTGTACTTTACTTATTATTTTTTGTGACAGTTCATGAATAGGTCCACCTGGTATACGATAAGACTGATCTAAAGTCTTAATCTTATCTACTTCTTCTTTTAAAGATATAAAATGATCCACATCTGCACCAGCCCATTTAAAGATAGCTTGATCATCATCACCAGCTATGTAAGTTTTATTTGCATTTTTCCATATCTTTCTAACCATATCCCATTGTAATAAAGATAAGTCTTGTGCTTCATCTATAAATAATACCTCAAATTTAGATTCAATCTCTTTTTCAATAAATTTTTCTAATAGGTCCGTAAAATCATGCAAACCTTTTTCTTCTTTGTATCTTTTTAATTCTTCTGCAATTAAATATAATGTACCTCTTTCAATATCTAAAATGTTTCTTCTTGAATCATAATATTCTAATAAGTCCATTCTCTTAACTCTTGCTGTGTTAATGATAGTTAAATACTCATTATCAGAATTAAACGTACCATCATCTAATGAATATTTTGCTGTCTTGATTGGAATACCACATTTTTCTCCAAACTCTTTGTAATCTGAATTAGACATCATTTTTTCTTTTGTTATACCTAACATTTTAAATGCATAAGAATGTAAAGTTCTAAAGTTTTCTAAATCATTATCTCTGTCCAATTCAAATTTTTCTGCAGCTCGAGTCGCAGCCTCATTTGCAGCTTTTTTCGTAAAAGAAAAATAACCTATTTGTCTTGGCCTAATACCTTGTTGAATAAATTCATCAACCAAGTTTAATAGTGTTGTTGTCTTTCCAGTTCCTGGAGGTCCCAATATTATTGTCTTCATATTTTTTTAGTTTTGCTTTTAATATTCTGTTGTGTATTCTTAATTTATCTACAGTGTTTTCTAGTTCTTGTATTTTTAGTTTTTGTTTTAGATACCAATTATTGCCAATAGCTGCCATTAAAAATGCTCCTCTTGATATTTTGTTTGTGAAACAGATGCTTCAACTTTTTTCATTGTTTTAATTTTTATTAATCTTGGTTGTTGCTTTTTAATTTCCATTCTTACTTCATCTACAAACACCTTTAATTGTTTGATTAAGTTTCCTGTTTTTGTTTTATCTAATTCCCAATGATTTTTTTTACAAAATGTATAAAAGTCTTCCATTCTAAAATAAGTAAATTCTCTTTTATTATCTGTAAATGGAAGTTTATTAAATATATCTTCTAATGTTCTTGCGTTTTGTCTATTAGTTGTCCAGTCTTGTAGTAGTGCTGTAATTTCATTCATTGGATCTAATGATTGTAGTGGTTCTACCTCTTGAATGTTTTGCATCAAAGGTTTTAAATAATATTGTTTCCAATCTTTTGGTTTTAATACAGGTATAATCAAATT